GTATGTGTAGCCATCATCACCAACCCGTTACTGGCGTTGCTTATATTGGTATTATTGCGGCCGAGAAACTTATCGGACTCAGTAAGTACACACGTATCGCCCAGTGGTGTGCCCGTCGAGGTACTCTCCAGGAGGAACTTTGTAATGACATTGCTAGGGAGATCCAAAAAGCCACAGGCGCTGAAAACTTAGGCGTATATATTCAGGCTATACATGGTTGTTGTGAGAATCGTGGTATTATGGCGCACTCTAGTTTAACACAAACTACTGTGCTACAAGGTACATTTAAGACTGACCCTGGAGCAAAGAAAGAATTTTTTGACAATATTAAAATGCAACAGGAGTTTGCCCCAAGATGAATTCAATAGACATGGCTAACGATTTAATTAATCGTGCTAAAAATTTACAAAAGTTTGAAGTTAAACGTATGCTAGAAAATGGCATTATGTTTACAGGCGGTGCTATTCCTTTTGATATTAAAGGCAAAGACGACTGCTACTGGTTTTATACCTATGCTATCACACAAGAAGAAGCAGAAGCACAAGTTGATGTTTGGTTAAAGGATCGTGTGTGAAAAAAGAATACCTATACACAATTCGTTGGACACAGCCATATGCAACAGGTTGGCAACGTCCTTACCTGCGTGGTTTACAAGAACAATTGGAACAGGTTATTGAAAATATTCTTGAGCATGGTAATTATGCTGAAGCGGTGGAAGTTATTAATCGTATAAAGGCAAAAATATGAATTGGTTAAAAAGAAAAATTCGTCGATGGTTAGACAGCGAGCAAGATATCTGTATATCAGAAAACTATGCTACTTGTTCTCCAAAAACTGCAATTAGTCGTCACGCTGGAGTTGATAGCGAACCTACTTTAAATTTTAAAGTGTATAGTGCAATAGGTGGTAAGATTGTAGAATTTAGTCGATATGATCCAAGGACAGATAAACATGATCGCCAAATGTACATTATTGGTAAAGACGAAGACTTTGGCGAAAAGATTTCTAAAATTTCAACATTAGAGGTAATGCGATGAAAGCACAGATACCTGCAGAGGGAATTCTCAAAACTAACGATTGGGGCTCTTCTAGAGTTTACAAGGTAGTATGTGAGTGCGGACAGGCCGATCACGAACACAATGTTTGGGTTGAAGCAGAAGATATGGGAATTAATGTAAACATCTATACCACTGTAAAAACTAATGCGTGGGACGAATCAGTCAAACCCAATTATAATATTGATAGTATATGGTTACAAGAATTTGACTTATTTTGGAAAAGTCTGTATAATGGATTAATGAGGCGTCTTAAACTTACAAAGTCTATTTGGATTAAAGGTTATGTAGATTACGAAACAACAATTAGTATGACACAGCAACAGGCTTTTAATTATGCAGAAACTTTGAAATCAGCAGTTAAAGATGTTTCACAATTTAGAAAAGAACGTGCAGAAAAATCGTCAACTGCAAAAATGGCGGAACAAGGTGATTGTGTATGAGTAAATTAAAAATAGCAGAATTGTTTTATTCAATTCAAGGTGAAGGACGTTACATGGGTGTACCGTCCGTTTTCTTGCGAACATTTGGGTGTAACTTTAAATGTGCTGGCTTTGGTATGCCTCAAGGTAAACTAAGTGACGAAGTTGAGGCAATTGCATTAGCACATACTTTAAAACCATTTACAAAATATGAAGAACTTCCTTTGGTATCTACGGGTTGCGATAGTTATGCTAGTTGGGATCCTCGTTTTAAGGATCTTAGTCCAATGCTCACTAGCGACGCCATCGCAGAAAGAATCTGTGAAATTTTACCGTTCAACGGATGGCGAGAGGAACATTTGGTTATTACAGGAGGAGAACCGTTGCTTGGGTGGCAACGTGCTTACCCCGAACTGTTAGATCATCCTAAGATGCAAGACCTCAAAGAAATTACATTTGAAACAAATGGTACTCAAGCACTAACTGATGAGTTTAAGCAATATCTGCACACATGGAAATATCACAGCGATAAAGATTTTTGGCGTGAAATTACATTTAGTGTCAGTGCTAAACTAAGTTGTTCGGGAGAAGAACGGCACGAAGCAATTCGTCCAGATGTAGTGTGTGAATATGAAGAATACGGTCATACATACCTTAAATTTGTAGTAGCCACAGAAGCAGATGCAGAAGAAGCAATTGAAACAGCAGATATTTACAGAGCCGAAGGTTTTACAGGACACATTTATCTTATGCCAGTTGGCGGTGTCGAGTCTGTATATGCTCTTAATAATCGTCGTGTTGCGGAACTAGCGATGAAAAATGGTTTGCGTTATAGCGATAGATTGCAAGTTCCGCTATTTAAAAATGAGTGGGGAACATAATGAAAAAATATATTAAAAAAATATTTGGCATAGATAAGATCGAGAAAGAAGCCAATGATGCATTGGACCTAGCAGAACGTGCCAAAAAAGTAGCAGAAGATGCTACTGCGGCCGCAGAGCGTGCCAAAAAAGAAGAAGAACTAGCCAAAGCCACTCCAAAGGAACGTGCCACTGCTCGAGGAGAACCTTGGGTAGGTGTTTTGGAAACACATATTAATAAAGAGAATCTTAGAAATGGATTCTTCGAACTTGACTGGAATGACGAGTTCGTGTTACAATTAAAGCAAGCGGGTTACGGATTTGATGGCGATAAGGATGAAGAAATTGTCGATCGCTGGTTTAGAACACTATGCAAAGACGTAGCCAACGAAGAGGGCATCGATATGACAGATAGAGGTGCTGGGTACATTAACGTGAAAAAGATTGCCGAAGGCAAATCAGAGGTTTCATGACATATATTATAGTAGATACTGCTAACACATTTTTTCGTGCTAGACATGTAATCAAAGGCGATGCCGATATTAAACTTGGCATGGCGTTCCATATCACTTTAAACAGTATCAAGAAAGCATGGCAAGATTTTAACGGTAGCCATGTTGTATTCTGTCTCGAAGGTCGTTCGTGGCGTAAAGATTATTACGAGCCTTATAAACGCAATCGTAGCGATGCTCGTGCGGCACTGACTGTAAAAGAACAAGAAGAAGATCAATTGTTTTGGGAAAGTTTTGACAAGTTCAAAGAGTTTATTACAGAAAAAACAAATTGCACAGTATTACAACACCCTGAACTAGAAGCAGATGATTTAATTGCTGGCTGGATACAGAGCCATCCAGAAGCAAAACATGTTATTATCAGCACAGACAGCGATTTTGTACAACTTATTAGCCCTACAGTAAGTCAGTATAATGGTGTTCAAGAACATCACATTACACACGAAGGTATATTTGATAAAAAGGGCAAACTAGTTATAGATAATAAAACTAAAGAACCTAAAGCAATTCCTGATCCGCAATGGTTGTTATTTGAAAAATGCATCAGAGGCGACAGCAGTGATAATGTATTTTCAGCATATCCAAAAGTAAGAAAAAATAAATTAGAAGAAGCATTTAAAGATAAAGACAATAAAGGCTTCTCTTGGAACAATCTCATGTTGCAACGTTGGGTAGATCATAACGGCGTCGAACATCGTGTACTAGAAGATTATCAACGTAATGTTCAGTTAATCGACTTAACGCAACAACCTGCAGATATTAAAACTAAAATCTTTGGCACTATTAAAGAAAATATCGATAAAGAAAAAAATATTAATCAAGTCGGCATTAGACTTTTAAAATTTTGCCAACTGTATGATTTAAAGAAAATTTCAGATCAGGCACAGCAGTATGCTGAACCATTAAACGCGAGGTATCATCAATGACAGAAATACATGCCAAACCAGTAGTAGACGGTAAGTTTTGGATTGTAGAACAAGACGGAAATAAAGTTGGAGTTTTAAAAATTACTGAACAAAAGAAATATGTGTTCAGTTCTAAAAATTCTATAACCACGTTTGAAAGTAAAAAGAAAATTGTTGAACAATTTGGTCCAGAATTTTTTATTAAAAAAACAACTACAACTAAGATTGAAAATCCTGTAGAAGATAATGTCTACGATTATCCAACAAGTACAGCACCATTTAATCCCTTGTACGATGTTAAAAGACACCTTCCGCTTTTTACAAAAAGCAACAAATCTAAATCTGTGTATTGTGCAGGATACTATATTATTAAATTTGACAAAGGATGGGTTCGTAGTTTCTGTCCTAAATTAATTACAATAGAAAGATATCCTTATGAAGGTCCTTTTAAAACAGAACTAGAAATGAAACACAGGTTATCAAATGCCAGAAAATAATATTAATACGTCAGTAATACAGCAAGTTTTAAACACAATCAAAGCCGCTGACATTAGTAATCAAAGAGAAGTTAGACTTGATATTGCAACTGCTAAGAATCTAGCCTATACCTTAGGTATGGTAATGACACGATTAGCGGGTAATTATGAAGGTTTAATACAACAAAATCAAAAAGACACTACTGTAGTATCCATTGAAATGGATGGCGGCTCCTGGGACGAAAAGAAGTAAAAAATGGATAAATATACGTATATAATGAGGAACGTATATGAGTCGTCCAAAGCCAATAGTAGTATTAGAAAAAATAAACAAAAAAACTTTTAAGAGTGACCAAATTTTAGAAGCCGAGGCTATCTGGGCAGTGTTCTATCAGGGTAAGCCTTTTAATTTAAAAAGCCAAAATAGTCTCGGTAGTTATCCCGGAAGCAAGTATAAAAAAGTTTCTTTTTCAAATCCTGGCCATGCACATAATTTGGCAAAGAAATTGAACACACTTTTTGACAGTCAAGATTTTGCCGTTTATAAATTAACCACCGGCGAAGAACTTAAATGAACACTAAGCAAGCCTATACCAAAATCTTTATAAGGGAATCTGGTGAGGTTTTAAGTGAAGAAAATATCAAAATCAAAACAAGACTGTTGTGGAAAAACAACAGGACTAAAGATAGAGAAAGTCTTAGACTTACAGATGATGGTTTAAAATACATCACAGAAGTTTTGGATATCAAAGTCTACGAAGTTCCATTTCCAGCAGATTTGGATTTGAAACCACAGGTATTATTATATTTGGACAAATTTTTGGACTGTCCATATCATCTCACAGAAGACTCAATTACTGTTGTGAGCGAGCGTAAAGCCATAGAACTACACTTATTTTCGGGCGATGTAAGAAAATATGGTTTGATTAAGGCTATGAAACGCGAATTACCAAAAACACACAAAACTTTCTAAAAATCACGTTGACATATCTGCGGAGTGGCGTTATACTAATGATACTGCAAAATTAATTGCAACATCATTTAACAGGAGCATGTAATGGCAAAAGCAGAAGTAGTTAATCGTCAAGTCAGCCCTAACGGAGCGAAAAACGCAATTCGTAAGGCATTTAAGAAACAACGCCCGTTGTTCTTGTGGGGTCCTCCCGGTATTGGTAAGTCAGACATTATTCATCAACTTGGTGAAGAAATGAATGCACATGTCATCGATATCCGTTTAAGTCTTTGGGAACCTACCGATATTAAAGGTATTCCTTATTTTGATAGTAACAGCGGAACAATGGTTTGGGGTAGTCCAAGCGAACTTCCTAATGAAGATTTGGCTTCAAAGCATCCTCACGTAATTTTGTTTCTTGACGAAATGAACTCTGCGGCTCCTAGCGTACAAGCCGCCGCTTATCAACTTATTTTGAATCGCCGTGTTGGACAGTATAAACTGCCTGATAACGTTCTTATCGTTGCCGCTGGTAACAGAGAAGCAGATAAAGGTGTTACATATCGCATGCCTGCTCCGTTGGCTAACCGTTTTGTTCACTTGGAAATGCGTGTAGACTTTGACGACTGGAGCATGTGGGCTACTAACAACCGTGTACACAAGGACGTGGTTGGTTATGTTACTTTTGCTAAAAAGGACTTGTACGACTTTGATCCTAAATCTTCAAGCCGTGCATTTGCTACTCCTCGTTCTTGGTCATTTGTCAGCGAACTGTTGGAAGATGATGACACCGACAACGACACATTAACTGATTTGGTTGCTGGTGCAGTCGGTGAAGGTTTGGCTATTAAGTTTATGGCACATCGTAAAGTGTCTAGCAAACTGCCTAAGCCAGAAGACATTTTGGCTGGTAAGATTAAGAAACTTGATTCCAAAATTGAAATCAGTGCCATGTACTCGTTGACTGTGTCTATGTGCTATGAGCTCAAAGATGCAACAGATAAAAACGATAAGAAGTTTGACGAGAAAGTTAATCACTTCTTCCGCTTTATGATGGACAATTTCGAAACCGAATTGGTTGTTATGGGTACTAAACTTGCACTTACCCAATACCAACTTCCGTTGGATCCAGACGAAATTGAGTGTTTCGATGAGTTCCACGAAAAGTTTGGTAAGTACATCGCGGCCGCACAGGACAAGCGATAACCAAAATAGAGGTGCAGGAATGCACCTCTATCCTTGACAAAGTATAGAAGTGGCTGTATAATATAAACATACAGTAAAGAAACGGAGCATAAATGTCACATTCACTAGACCCAATTATTGATAAGATCGTCGTAGCACGAGTTGGTTTACTATTGCGTCACCCATTTTTTGGTAATATGGCAACTCGCATGAAACTTATTGATGCAAGCGATTGGTTGCCTACTGCCGCAACAGACTTCCGTAATTTTTACTTTAATAGAGAATTCTTTGAAAAGATGACTCCACGACAAGTTGAATTTGTCGTTGCACACGAAATCTTGCATTGTGTTTACGATCATATGATGCGTAACGAAGGCAGAGATAAACAAGTCTGGAATATTGCCGCCGACTATTGCGTAAACGGTTTGCTAAAGCGTGAGCGTATCGGTGATGATCCTCCAGTTAAGTTTTTCTATGACCGCAAGTATGATGGCTGGAGTGCAGAGCAAGTCTATGACGAAATTCACAGCAAGTATGATGAAGAACAGCTCAAAGCATTGGGTGAATTGCTAGACGAACACTTGGATCCAGATAAAGATGGTGACGGCAAGGGTCCAAAGTATTCTAAAGACGAATTGAAAAAGATTCGTGACGAAATCAAAGAAGCAATGATCCAAGCATCACAAGCCGCAGGTGCAGGTAACGTACCTGGCGATATTGCTCGTATGATTAAAGAAATGACAGAGCCAAAAATGAATTGGCGTGAACTGTTACGTCAACAAATCCAAAGTACAATTAAAAATGACTTTAGTTTTAGCCGTCCTAGTCGCAAAGGTCAAATGACTGGAGCAATTTTACCTGGTTGTAATTTTGATACTAGCATTGATATCTGTGTTAGTTTAGATATGTCTGGTTCTATCACTGATGATATGGGTTCAGACTTCTTAGGCGAAATTAAAGGCATCATGGAAGAGTTTAAAGACTTTAATATTAAAATTTGGTGTTTTGATACTAAGGTATACAACGAGCAAGATTTTAACGGATACAATGCAGAAGAAATTGCCGAATATGAAATAATGGGCGGTGGTGGTACAGACTTTACCTGTAACTGGGATTATATGAAAGAACACGATATTAACCCTAAGAAGTTTATCATGTTTACTGACGGTTATCCTTGGGACAGTTGGGGTGACGAAGATTACTGTGATACAATTTTTATTATTCACGGTAATGATACTATTGTTCCACCTTTTGGAACTCATGCGTATTACGAATTTCCCGATAAGAAATAATGTCCGATGATATCAAAATAAATCCACTTAATGTGTTAGGCTGTAGGGAGGTGCAGAATCCGCCTCCCTATTTCCATTACCAACATTTGGATCTTAAATATAATATGGTAGTATCCATAAAAGAATGGATCTACGAAAATCTCAAACATAGATTTTATATTGGCGAATGTTTAGTATTGGAAAACGGACATTATACAACCAAAATTAAAATTGGTTTTGAAGAACCAAAAGAAGCCAGTTTCTTTTTACTGGCTTGTTCACATTTAAAATATCTAAATAATTAACTGGATATATAATAATACAAAGGAGTATAATTATGACTGACAAAACCGAAACACCAGAAGTTGCTAAGGCACCCGAAGCCCAAGCACAACAATCTGTAGATTTAAATGTTCAAGATTTGAACATGTTAAGGAGCATTATTGATCTTGCTAGTTCACGTGGTGCATTTAAAGCCGGTGAAATGGCCGCAGTTGGCGCTGTGTATAACAAGCTCAATGGATTTTTAGAGGGCGTTGCTAAACAAGGACAACCACAAAATGGCTAATAATTTAAAACACGTAGGACGCATTAAAGCAACAGGTCGTAAAGTTATTGTTGCTTACAGAACATTGCCCGGTGAAAGTGATTCTGCATTAATTGTTGATACTGTTACATTAAGTGACGACCAACACGATTCAATTATTAAATTAGTTGAAAGCCAGGCAGGACAAAGTTCTTACGAATTTGCTGAAGCAATGGCTCGTACTAATTTCCCCGATGGTAGCATCATGCTAGCCAATTTACACTTTAACAGTAAACTTATTAAAGTTAAAACTAGCGAAGTTGAAATGACTCCTACACTACAATCAATTATTAGTTTGGATCAATTAAATCAACTTATTGCCGAACAACGCGGTATTAGTGTTAATGATCTTGCACTCGGAAACGGTTCTGAAGCCACAGAAGTTGCTACAGTTAAGGAAGTTCCTCAACCTAGTAAAACATCAACTGTTTCAGAAACACAAACTGCTAAAGTGTCTAACGAACCATTAACAGACGAAGATTTGGCAAGGTCATATCGTAGTCAAGCAGATCGTCTAAGTAAAGAAGCAGCCGAACTCCGTCGTCAGGCAGAAGCACTAGTGCCTACTAAGAAGAAGGCTACTGCTGAAGTGTGAAGAAAAAATCTCTGCCAAAAGATGTAGTAGATCAATGGCCGGAGATTTTTAGCGATGTGGATGTAAAGGCAATACCTATACCTTACTTGCATTCGATGAGAATTATTTTTAAGAATGAAAAAGTATGGGATATTAACATTGACGATCACGCTAGAAAGAACAGCATAGATGATCTAGAAGCGCATCTCTCCGAACTCATTAGTCAATACGAAGACGATATTGAACATATTGACTTCAGGCTTGATGTTGAGCGTGTAAAGAAAGACGTAATGAAAAAAACAAAGAGTTTTCTTAAAAAACCAAAAAAATAATTTATGATAGCGGCGTTATTTGCAGTTGATAATATAGGTAGTATGGGCTGGAAAGGTTCGTTGCCTTGGCCACATAATAAAGATGATATGAAATGGTTTAAAACCATTACACAAGATCAAATTGTTGTTATGGGCAAGAAGACATGGGATAGTCCGGATATGCCCAGCCCGTTGCCTGGAAGATTCAATGTGTTGTTCACTAATAAATTTATTGATCGAGATGACGTTGAACAAATTAAAGGCGATGTCTGTGAAGCACTTAAAAGTTTAAAACAAAACAACAAACGTAAGAACATTTTTATTATAGGCGGATTAAATTTACTCTTACAAAGTAAACCTGTTTTAGATAGAATTTATGTTACAAGAATACAAGGCGAATATTTAAACGATACTCAAATTAACTTACCCGAGTTTTTAGATGGTATGCGATTACATCAAACAGTTAATTTAGGATCTTGTTCAGTGGAAGAATATCACAATGATACAGTATCACGAAGCATTAAAACAAATACTAGAAAACGGAAAGAACAAGACTGATAGAACGGGTGTAGGAACCCGTAGCGTGTTTGGTTATCAGATGCGCTTTAATCTGCAAGAAGGCTTCCCAGCCGTTACTACTAAGAAGCTCGCTTGGCGAGCAGTAGTTTCGGAACTTCTTTGGTTCTTAGAAGGGAGCGGTGACGAACGCCGACTTGCGGAAATCCTACATGGCACTAGAGACTCTGATAAGAAAACAATATGGACTGCTAATGCTGAAGCAGAATATTGGAATTCTAAAATAAAATTCGAAGGCGATTTAGGTCGCGTATATGGTGTACAATGGCGCAAGTGGCGTACACCCGTAGAACATAAAGCAGAAAGTTTTAAAGACGATTTTGGAAATATCTATAATCGCGGCGGTATGCTACACATTAAAGAAACTGATCAAATAAAAACTTTAATAGACGGCATTAAAAAAGACCCGCACGGACGTAGACATATTTTATCAGCGTGGAATCCTGGAGAGTTAGATCAAATGGCATTACCGCCATGTCATGTATTAAGTCAATTTGATGTAACAGATGGATATCTAAGTTGTCAAATGTATCAACGTAGTTGCGATATGTTTTTAGGCGTACCTTTTAATATTGCTAGTTACAGTTTATTGACACATATTATTGCTAAAGAATGTAATCTAAAAGTTGGTGATTTTATATGGACTGGAGGCGACTGCCATATCTACAATAATCACATTGATGCTGTTAAAGAACAATTAACACGTACTCCAAAAACATTACCTACATTGTTTATTACAGAAGGCAAAAAAATCGCCGACTATGTAGTCGACGATTTCCTATTAGATAATTACAATCCTGATCCTGCTATTAAAGCAGATATGGCTGTTTAAAGAATTAAACACTCCACAACTTTAATATCTATATTGTCGCTCGATTCTAAAGCAATAGCAAATACATCTGAATTCGAGTGATACTGTCCTGCAATAGCAACACCGCCTTCGCTGGCAATTAAACGATCGCCTTTCTTAACACGACCTGTAACTTTAACTGGAACGCGGCCTTTCAATGCTACATATACACCGCCTTCTAACATACTGTTCATCATGTAAGCAGGATTTCCAGATATTGCACCAATTGCACGTGAACCAAAAGTACAAGCAGTAATTTCTTTTTCACCGCCAATCATAACAACTGTACCAATTTCATATGTATTATCTGGTAGATATTTTTCTGCCAAGTCAGCATAGTTAGCGGCTGTAGCAGTACCACTGAAAACGTTGGCTGTTAAGTTTCCGCCCGAATCTCTTCTTGCAATAGTGTTGGCTACTGATGAAGTTGATGAAGAGTAGCCGTTGAGTAAAGCAGAAGATCCTGAAATATCAATCGACCATGTGCCTGTTGCATTGCCACCAGAACGTGTTGGAACGTCTAAGTTAGTTCTAGCGTTAGCGGCTGTACTTGCGCCTGTACCGCCACGTGCTATACTTAATGTACCACCAACTCCAAATTGTGTATCAACATAATTCTTTGTAGCGGCATGATTTAATGATGTTGGATCAGCATTCAGTGTTAAGAAACCTGTCATTGTTCCGCCGGCTGTTGGAACTTTGGTGCTGTCTTCAACAATAATATTTGTAGTACCATCAAAGTTTACACCATTGATTGTACGAATAGTTGCTAATTTAGTTGCAGATGTAGCATTACCATTAAATGTATTTGCTGTTAAATTACCGCTTCCATCGCGAGCGGCAATAGTGTTTACACCAGCAGTTGTACTGGCAACACGATAAACTCCAGTTTCTACCTGTAATGCATTGGCATTATCTGCAATACCGTAGAAGTTAGTAGCATAAACTTCTTTCCATTTTTTAGCACTAGTACCAATGCTAAATGTATTGTCAACACCTGGTTCTAATTTAGTTGCGTTGATTGTTAAAGGATTTTTAACATCTGCACCATCTCGAACTCTAAAATAAATTCTTGGGCCAGTAACGTTTTGAATAATCGGTTCTGTACCAGTTTCAATAAACACTGCTAAGTCATTGCTGTCGCCTACAGTATATCCAGAATCAGAAAAACGAACCGTTGCTGTGAAATTTGAACTACCAGAACGTACATAATCCGATGCTAGGAATCCGCCTAGTCGTAAAGAATTACTGGCTGTTCCCCAATACAAGTATGTAGGAGTTCCGCTAACGCCTGTGGTATCGTCAACTTCTTGTAGTGTTAGACCTTTCTTAATTAGATTAAAACCAACAATAATCGAATCTGGATCACTTGTGTCTAATGTAAATTCTTCCCTTGAAGTAATGTATACTGGAATGTCGTTGATGTTAGCAATGATGATAGCATAAGTTTGAGGTGTTGTACTTCCTACAGGAAATCCTCTAACTTGTTTACTAACCATTTGTGTAACACCGGCACCAGCACTTTGAGGTCCGATGGCTAACCAACTGTCGCCATTTCTTACTTTAAGTTGATCTCGATTTCTGTCAAACCAAAAATCTCCGTTATTTGGATATGTTGGTTCTGTTGTACTGTATTCTGCTCCGCCAATTGGTTTCCATTGTTTTACTGCTCCAACAATATCACCGGTATAAATTTTTAATTTTTTATTACCGCTATCGTACCATAGTTGCCCACGTACTGCATTAGCAGGGCTTGTTCCACCAGCAAAATTTTCCAGTACATGAATGAAATTTTCGTTTTGAATTTCGCCGTAGCCGGCATAATTTTTACCGATTAATTTAATATCTAAACTTTGGTTGACGGTTCCGTCCTCGATTACTGCAATCGCTGTTCCGTCCCATCGGTTTATTGTGTACGCCATTCTGATAACCCCTAATATATGTTATTTATCGAACCCACCCTGTCTTTATGGTGTAGTATAAGGTGCGTTGATATCGCTCTCAAATCCCCATTGTCCTGATTGTGGGCTTAAACCGCCGCCCATTACAAATAATTTGTCCTGCCTTAATACGTTAATTGTTGCACTTGGACCTTGAATAGTTTGTCCTAAAGCCATACCTTGAACAACTGTTTCTGTTCCAGTATTTGCGGCATTTCTTACTGATACTGTTGTAAACTCTCCTGTTGCTACGCTAGGGCTATATGTAAGGTCTCCAACAGAAGCAGACAATGTAGTTCCGTGCAATCTGCATCGTGTTCCATCAATAGCCATACCTTCCGGTGCTAATACTGGATCGTAGAACGGAGCAATAGCATCTAGAATTGAAGCAATTTGGTTATTTGATAGACCAGTAATATCCATACTAATAGCAATACCCCTATCAAAAACACGAGCATCTACATAACTTTTACTTGTAGCATCTTGTACATCGACTGCGTCTTGTAAGTTTGTTATTCGTTTAGCACTTACATCAATGTTTTGATTAGGATTAAAAATTAAATTTCCCGACGAAGTACTAACTGTGGTATTATTAATGTATAATAGATTGTCAACATTAAGACTTTCTAAAGTTCCTAATGTTTGTAAATTAGAATTTACTACTCCGGCACCTAAAGTATTATTACTCAATACATCTGTATTATCAATTTTATATGTTTCTCCTGCTGCCACATTCCAAGAAATGTTAGAAGACCAAGATTCACTAGATTGATTATATATTATTGTTTTATCTGTTGTACCTTTTAATGTGATACCGCCGCCGTCTGCGGCTAAATCTGTAGGAATAGACAGAGTTTTTCCTAAAACAATATTTTTATCCTCAATTTCAACTTCTGTGGCTTGTATAATAATTGTTTGGCCTGCTACTGTTAAATCTCCAGCAATTTTAACGTTACCGTTAACATCTAATGTTGCCTGTGGATTTTCTTGAAATATTCCAATTCTAGATAATACAGAATCAACAGTAAGTGCTTCAATAGTACCAGTTGGTGATTTAATTTTTATTCCTACATTTTGTCCTGTAAGTTTATGCTCAATTACAAATTTGCCGTTATCAATTTTTAAATCAACGTCTTCTGAAGAACCAATAATTAAACCAGTGTCTGATTGTAATGTTAAACTACCAACAATTACTTGATCTTCATCGTTGTAAACAATTTGTTCTGCTGATTTTAAATCTCCAACGTTGGTTAAAATGTTTTCTGCACGAGTCACAATAACGTCAAATTTCATGTCAGTTAGTGAACCTGCATTAAAACCAACTTTGATAAGTTTAATGTCTTCGGCATATCCAACTATTGGCTGTGCAGGTGTAAATTCATCTTTACTGAATAAACCTAATAGAGTGCTGGATACATACAATTTTGCAATGGTATGTCCTCTGTTAAAATTATCTAATACAGTTTCTACTACAAATCCTGTGGTACCTTGAATGCTGTTATATATAGGACCAGCCAATACTAAATCTGTACCATCATAAAACCACAATTGATTAGTTTCGCTGTTAATCCAAAGATCACCGCCGACTAAATTTGTTGGTTCTCTTGAACTAATTATTGGTCCGCCTGCGGCTCTGAAGTCTGTACCATCATAGACATTTAAACGTCCACTGCTTGTATCATACCATAACTGTCCTTTAAGCGCAGATTCAGGTGCGCTGGCGCTGGCAAAGTTTTCTAATAACTTTATAAGATTTTCGTTATATGCTTCTCCAAATGCTGTAACGTTTCGACCAATTAAGGTTAAAGATGTTGAACTGGTATCAAACGTACCGTCTGGAATATCTGTTAGTTGATTACCGTCAGTTTTATTAATTCTATATGTCATAGTACATTTCGTCCAGTGTTAATAATGTAATTCAATGTTAAGTAAGGATTCATAACATTCAATTGTGCTTGAATAGAATCGCCGCCTGGAGTTTTTGGATAACCTAAAATACCACCCGAGTCTGTCATGTACTGACCACGTGCAGTTACCGTTGAACCTTCTCCACTAATAGCATTAGTATCTGTTGGATCGCCTGGTACGTTTCTAAAAGCATAATATTTGTTTTCGTCATCGCCAATCAAATCGTGTACGTGATCTGGTATTTCATCTTCGGCAATAAGTTTCTTTTCAACGCCGCCGCCTTGTCCTACAATATCTGCGGCAGGGTCTGTAACTCTATTGGCTGCTCCGCCACTTGTACTAATTTGCTGTGTTGGATCTAGTTTACTTGGAACTTGTATTCCGTTGTTCATGCTGTCTAATGCCAGTGGCATTCTGCCTCGCATGTCTGGGAGTTTAAAAGTTCCTAATCCCAATAACGTAGTAATATCCCCAAACTGGTAACCAATTATTTCAAATAATTCAGGATACGCAGATACTAATACCTCGCTGCCATCGCAGAATAACCAACCATTAGGCGCTGTTAGTCCAGCAAATGGTAACACTACACCACAGGGTGTTACTGGAATTGCTGTCCACAAACTTTGTTTTGTAATCTTTTTAAGACCTTGTGCTCCACGCTGTACAACAAATTCGTCACCTTCTGCAATAGCAGTGATTTCTGGTTTGTCTGCAATAAATGTTTCACTAAGTTGTGTATAAAAACGTTTTCTATTACCGCTTATACCAAATCTAGAAATTGCACCAACTGTAGTTTGTGAGCCTACTTGTGTGCTGGCAAATTTTACATAACTTAAACCACCGTCTGTGACAACATAAGTTCCTCTATATCCTGTTGGAGCAATACCGCTAACAACAATTTGCGATCCTGTTGGGTACGGTGCAACTAATTGTGCAGTAAAAGTCAGTGTTGCTTCTGTTCCGTTGCCTGCCGCGGTTAGTGTATTCAACGTAGGAGTGCCTGACTGGCCGTCAAAATCAACTTCGTTAGATGTAATGTCACCGTCTAAATCAAAAATAGTTGGAGAAGCAAGTTTTGTTGACGATCCACTGGCATTACCTGTCAGTGATCCAAACACGTTTCCGTAAAAATCTCCGTCAAAGCGTGAACTCCAAACTCTTTGGAACTTTTTATCTACTGTACCAATGTCTGCACCCAAGTTTACATCAGGTAAAATTGCACCAGAAACTGTTACAGTATTGGTGTTATCTGTTCCAAACGAAACATTGCCAGCAATATTTAAGGCACCATCTACAGTTAAGCCGCCGCCGAATGAGGCATTGCCGTCTGCTGTTATATTACCCGAAGCATTAATATCACCGCCAACATCTAGATCGGACTGAGGATTAATATTATTAATGCCTACACGCTCTGAACTGTCAACGCGAACAACTGTACGGATAGCACCGTTGTTGTTCATACGAATATCTAAGTTACTGCCGGATGTCTTATGAAAAATAACACCTGCGGCACCGTCAATACCTAAATTTAGTTGCGTATCTTCACCAATGGCTATACCGCCTGAATTTTTTACATTTAACGGAAAGTTAGTGTTACTAGTTGCATCGCCTCTTAGGAAGTTTGAAGCCGCTACAGTTTGAGATCCAACTAATAAAGCCACTGCTTTTTCTGCTGTGCCCCAATATGTATTATAATTTGCATTTAAATTGACACCGGCTTTGATTGTTTGAAAGCCTGTAACTAATGTCTTAGGTGTAAATGCTGTGCTAGAGATAATGCATACACGTTCACCATTGATATAATTAGAAACAACGGGTTGAGCATTACTTAAAGTATCTATAATAAATTCTGGTTCAGCGCCAGTTCTTGCACCTTCACTAAATCTTGGTCCTACCAGGATCCAACCTGAACCTGTGTATAGATATAACTGTTGTGTATCAGTGTTTACCCATAGGTCACCTGGAAGACTAGTTGCTAATTCTGGTTCAACATTGCCTTTCTTTAATCCGCCAGCACTGGCCCATGTGGTG